CCATCAACTGAGAATAGATAGTTTTCAACTGGGTGTTGAAAATCAAATACGATAATAACTTTCTTCTCATTAAATCCCATCAAGTCCATACCAAAACAGGGGAGGTTGCTCCCCGTTTTTGGATATAGTATGTTGTTGTAAATACAACACTTATCGTTCCATATTTCAACTTCTCTTGACTTTATCAGATTTGGATGAGTAAAGGTTTTTGCAAATAGGTGCATTCCCTTTGACTCCCAGTTTGCCCATACACTTTCTGGATAGAGTGAGATCGTCTCACTCAATGCAGATTTGTACTCCCTCCAAAGGTTCATTTATCGTGATGATGTTGTGGGTAATCTTGCTCTTGTGCTCTCTGGGTCATTACAGTTGCCCTTCCTTCGTGACCGTGAGCAATGCCGAGTTCATGCATTTTAGCGTGTTCTCTGATCTCATCTTTAAGATCTTTACCACCTGGACCAAAGGTATAGTATAAACCATACCCAATCAGTCCTGCAAGAGATGCGACTATCCAAAAGATGAATATGCCTGTTGGTGGTAATCCTGCATAGTTACCGTGGTCAATCAAATTAAGAAATACCATTTTCCTCCTGTGTTGTTGGCATTTGGAAATCTGCATCTACTTTGTCATACAGTTCCAAGAATGATTGTTTTGTCTCATCATCAAAACGATTGATGCAGACTTGTATTGATTTTGCTTTGTCACCAAAGATTGAGTATGCACGAATGATGTGTACTAATCTTCTTGTGCTGATAATATCTTCGATACCACCATCATAGAATGTTTTGCGGATTATGTCTGCCCAATCTACAAGTTTCTTGACAAATGATGTATCTTTGACACCAACGCTTGATGCGTGTAGTCCAAGTAGTCTCTCCTCTACCTTTGGATGTGGATATGACTGCTCAAAGGTAACAGGAAATCTTTCTAGAAATGCTTCATTCAATACGTTAGTACCAATGAAACGTCCATCATCAGATCCCTTACCTTTTGTGTTTGCAGTTGCAACGACATTAAAACCTGCTTTCGGTGTAACATACTGACCAATCTTCTTAAGGAATAATCCCTTACCCTCAAGAACTGGTTGTAGACAAAGTATCTTATTTGATGCTAGGTCGATCTCATCTAGAAGTAGGATAGCTCCCCTCTGAAGAGCTTCGACCACAGGTCCGTTGTGCCAAACAGTATTGCCATCAACAAGACGAAACCCACCAATAAGATCGTCTTCGTCTGTTTCGATGGTGATGTTGACACGGATTAACTCTCTCTTAAGTTGTGCACAAACTTGTTCTACACCAAATGTCTTACCGTTACCAGAGAGACCAGTAATAAATGTTGGATAGAATTGTTTTGATTGAATAATCTTTTTCACATCAGTGAAGTTTCCAAACTTAACAAAGTTCTCATCAACTGATGGTACAAGATTTTTCTCAACTTGTGGCATTACTGCAGGAGCAGCAAAACTCTTTTCAATGTTCTGTACGCTTTGCTTTGTCACTTCAAGATTCCACTTACCTTTGGAAACCTTGAATGCTTGTAACTTTTTAGTTACTGTTTGATATGTGATATCATTCATTGCACAGAATGCTTTGATATCAGCTGCTGTGAACTCAGTACCGTACAGTGCTTTTAGTTTTGCAATCACTTGATCGGCAGTCATTTTAATCTCGAAGGGCATAATAAAGTTTGTTTTTCATTTGATATATTCATTATAATCAAAAAAGGAGGTTGTGTAACCCCCTTGTGTGCCACTTTATAAATTGACTTTTCCTTCGTGATCTATGAGTTCTTGAATTAGTTTATCCTTACTTTTTCTACGATCTAACTCAATTCCTACAGTGCGACCATACTCCTCAAGTTCAACCTTAGATTGTTTCTTTAGATCTTTCTTAGGTGTGGGTGTTTCCTTAACAGTCTCCACACTTGTACCATTAATAAGGTCTCCAAATTTAGACATTTTTTCTCTGATAGTTACTTTTTATTTATTCTGATTTTTCTTCTTCAGATGCAGGAACCTCTCCCTTTGCTTCAGTTTCATCTTTTGGTTCTTCCTTTGGTGCATATACTTTTGCATATGCATCCATCATCTTAGCTGCATCTTTAGATGTAATTCTCTTGTTCCAGTCCATCTTAATAATATAAGTTACGTTATATTTATTAAGCGACTAATTCGATAAATTCACCAAGTATCTTCTTATTCATCTTTTTATTCTTTAGACTTTTAACAAATGCTCTCTTGATATCTGCCTTTGAGTCAGACTTAGGTTCAAATTCTGCATCGTTAGCAAGTGCCTGTGAAGCAAGACCAAAGTAAGTATGATAACCTGCATCCTTAATTGCAAATGATCTTTCCTTTCTCCATCTACGCATTGTCTTCTCAACTAACTCATTACCATATCCAAGATATCTGCGAGCAAACTGAGCACCATCACGACTTGACATAATACGAATACCAATAAAGTTTACATTTGGTAAACTCTCTCTGAGATTTTTAAGAAGAACATCAGTCTGATTACGATCATCATAGTAGTGACCTTCACAACGATATGTTGTACCTAATTTCCTATCACGAATGAAACAACCTTCTCTGAAGTAGTTTGTACCCATCCAAGGTTCACCTTCCCAATCTCTTTGCACTTCTGTATTGTATCTCATTGGTTGTCCTTCACCATCAGTCAAAACAACACACTGTACTTTCTCTACATTATTGTTCTTCTTGAACTCAGGAAGTATTTGACGAAGTGCAATCATTGTTTCATTCAATGGTGTTCCTGATAATCTGAAACCCATTGGAGCTTGCATCCAAGGATTATTTAATCTCCAATCACCTGTTGCACCACATCTGAATATATTCAACATCTGATGATCTAAGTCTCTTGTTCTTGTACTTGAAGTAAAGAATTTTAAGAGATGAAAGTTGTTAGGAATCTGTACTTCTTTATCTTTGACTTCAGCAACCTTTGGTAAATCATTATCAGGATAATCAATCGTGAATGCATATACATCATAAGGTATCTGAACTTTGCGACAGAACCAAATTAGATTGTAAAGTTGCTTCAATGTATCTATCATTACCTGACCCATTGAACCAGACCAATCAAGAATGAATACTAGTCCGTGATTTTTGCCATCGGGCACCACTGTGATTTTCTTGAAAATATCTTCATTGAACTTATATGTATGAAGAGATTTGGTATCCAAGACACCAGTACGACTAGTAGAAGAGCGAGCATAAGCTCCTGCGGATTTGCGTCTCTCGAATTCTTTGACAAGATAATTTACCTCTTTCTGTGCATCTCTCTTAAATTTATAAAAGGATTTGTCAACCTCACCAAAGATAGGTGTATCAAGTTCTTCTTTAGAATAATGATCTTTATATTTTTCTACATAATTTTTACGATTGACATCGCAGTATTTCCAACCTTCATCTAGTTTTTGATGAACTGTTTCATTATCAACGATAATGTTCTCAAGTATTAACTCAGGTAATTCAATATACTGACTATCTCTTGTTTGTGTATTTGTTAAGTTCCTAAGTGCCTCACTTAAAGATTCCATTGTCTCTGACTCAGGTTCTTCATTCCATTCTTGCTGTCCCTGATTATCATTAATAAAGTCCTCAAAGTCTTCAATGACTGGTTCATTAGTTGCCTGTGGTGTGCCACCATCAATATCTGCTTCAGTATCTTGTTGTGTTTCTTCATCACTACTATCACTAGAACCAGGTGTTGAACCCATCATATCATCAAGTTTCATTTCATCACTCTGCATCTCAGATAATCTATCCATCTCTTCTTTCTCTTCTGCTTTCTTCTTTTTGCAGTATGCATATAACTCCTCTGCAACATCAAGTGCTTCCTCGAATGTCTCAATCTTATCAATCTTGCTTACAAAGTATTGCTCTTCTTCAATGAAATCAATATCAACAAAGTTACCAATCTTGAAGTGTAGATTGATACGATCAGCAAGATTCATATCATTTACATCTTTGTCCTTTATATCAAAGAAATCAATATCACTTAACTCATTGTATGCGTTGAAGAATGTTTTAGATGTGCCTTCATATCTACGCTTAATAAGTTTCTCAATTCTTGCATCCTCAACAATATTGACAAATGAATGAGATAGAACTCTACCTTCTGTCCAGTCAATATCAGGTGTGTAGAGAGCGTGTCCGACCTCATGACATACAAGCATATCAAATATACCTTCACTTGCTTTCTCCCAGTTAGGAAGCGTTAGAACACGACTATGGACATCGAACTGTGCGGTCTCTACATTCTTGTGCTCAACTACCAAGTCTTCGGTAGCAAGTAGTTTAGCGAGTGTTGATTTGATTTCGTGTTTCATCTTACCTTTGTTT